AATACTTGTTTCTTCTGGGCTGTGGTCAGATTCTTAGGTTTTGACTCATCAGAGTCAGTTGCTCCCCATAAAGGCATCTTCTTTTCCCTGTAAAATTTCTATTTCTAGAGATATTTATAAAAACTATTCCCTAGTTATGAGTGCCTCTTTGACAGACTCAAGTAGTTTATCATCAGCAGTTGTCTTAGTCAACTTGACTGCTTTCTCTAAAACTACAATACAAATCTCAACGAGTTTTTCTCCCAACTCTGCATCGTCTGGGATTTTGTTCACTGCATCGGAAACTATCTTCGATGCGAAAGGTAATAAAAATGACAACATTTTTCTGTAAAATACACTAATACTATATATGCGAGTTATAGTCCTCCGCCACCTCTAGCTGATCTACGTCCTACTGTACCACCTACTACTCCAGGCGCTAATCGTTTTGTGTTAAGAATTTTTCCAAGCACTCCTTTTCCTAAGTCGTATGTTGCAAGTGCAGCGACAGGATCTTTCCTTGCAAAGTCTTTTGTTTTTTCTATAGCTCGAGCAAACGCACTTTGTTTTTTTGGTGGAGTTGCAACTTTGTCAGTATCAGTCGTGTTTACAGTTAATTTATCTTTTTGTGGTTTTTCTATTTTTCCACCAGTTCTAGTGATTGCTGAATCTTGATTTTGATTTTGATTTCTAAATTTAGCTGAGTCTTTTGCTCTTTTTGAAGAACCTATAACTTTCATATATTTGTCATAATCTTTTGGATTAGTCATATCAAATTTTTTCCCAGTCTCAGCATCTATGCCTTTTATTTTTGCTTGACCAGCGGGTGATTGTTTAAAATAATCTGACATTTGAGATCCAAATGCTGGTAAAGGTCTATTTCTCATTACACCATCTTTACCCATTGTCTTTACAGGACTTAGAACTACTTGATTTTCGGGAGCAGCCTGACTTCTCTCAATCTCTCTTCGAGTTTGCCTTAATTCAGCAGGACTTGCTTTTTTAGCAGACCTTGGTTTTTTAGTTTCTTTTTGTGGTTTTTCAATTTTTGCACTAGCAACTTTTTTTAATTCCGACTTACCAACTTCAGTTTCGCCAGGCAAGGGTGTCTCCCCCTTTAAATCTTTCTTGAAAGCTTTAGCTGCTCTTATTTCATCTGAACTAATTGGTTTCTTTTTTTGAAACTTAGGATCAATAACACTTGGGTCAAAAGTTGTTTTCACTTTGCCACCTGTTGTTATGGGAGATAATTTAGTGCCTATCGGTGTTTTAGAACCTTTTTTCTCAGTGGGTTTTGCTGGTTCTTTAAATTTTTGTCCTGTTGGGCCTGCCGAAAACTGACCTTCTCTTTCTTTTCTCTCAGCATCAAATCTAGGATCATCATCTATATCTGTTTCAATTTCTTTTTTTGCTGTTTCTTTTGCTTTAGCAGCACCTTTTTCTGGATTAAAGGGATCTTTAGAAGCTATAAAGTCTTCAATACCTTTTGATGGTTTAATAGGTTTTTTAATGTCTGGTTTAGTTTCATCTCCTTTTTGTTTCAACTTTTTTATAAGTTCTCTTGATTTTGTTTTTTCTCCTTTTTCTGGATAGAAATATGTTTTACCTTTTATTTTTCTAATCTCTGATTTCTCAATAATATAACCACCAAAAGCTTCTGCGACTTGAGTTAAGTCGAGTTCTTCGTTAGCTTTTTTTTTACCTACATTCATAACAGCCTTGCCATACTTCTTCTTGACAAGTTCAAGTGCAGAAGGGCCTTTGTTGACCTTCTGTGTCTTTCTCATTTCTTTACTTACTGGCATTGTAGTCGCATCTTTTTTATCCTTAGATGGTCTTACTTTTCCCATGTCTCTTGCAATATCATATCCCTCCTCACCCATCATCTGTTTTTGTTTTTTATTAACAACAGACTTAGTTGATTTTTTCTCATCATCAGACCCCTCTTTGTCAGGCATGACTATGCAGTTTGGGGACTTGGGAGATACCAGTCCCCCTTTTACTTTTTTACTTGTTCGTTAAAGTCTAGGTCGATTCTCCACGCAGAAAAACCTTCCTTTACACGACCACGTTTCTTCCCAATCGCTTTACTGATTGCTTTACGTCTATTCATAAGATACTTGTCTGTTCCGTCTTTCTTACCATCATTGTTGATGTCACCATCTTCCTGTCCTACAGGATCCATTCCCTCTGGTATTTTGTATCTATCTTTAGGTGTCAATTGTTTTTCAACTTTCTTTGTAGTTGATGGTGATTTCAATCCTGTTGGTAATCCTGTATCTTTATTTCTCATCATCTCATCAACCACTTCCTCATTTCTAAGTTGTGCTTTTGGAGTTGTCATTTTATCAAATCTTTCTTTCTCTTTAGCGGTGGATATTGTGCTAACAATTTTCTCTGATCTCTTCTGTGCCTTACTACCTTCTTTACTATCAAGTCCTTTGCTAAGTGCCTTACGACTTAGATTACCAGCCTTACGATACATCTTTGTTGTAGGAAGAGGTTTCTTCTCCTCTGTCACTTTCTTTTTCTTTTCCTTCATCTTCTTCTTTAATCTCTCTGGAAAACTCATGCCATCACCCTTAGTAATGCCATATGCACTACCTTCCTTGACCTCTACTTCTTCACCTAAAAGTTTTTGTCTCGCCATTGCTTTCACTGCATTAGGAGCTGGAGATGCAGCAAGTATTGACATGAATACTTTCTTTCTCTCTTCCTCTGATGCACCTTCTTTAACTTTTCCCTTTGCTTTATATTTGACATCAGATGCTAATTGTGATGCTTGTTTCTCAACATCAGAGTCACCAGCTGCATGTCCTCTTTTTGCCTCATGAACTTGTTGATATGCACTCATCAAGTCATCTTGTAATTTTTGACTAAGCATTACTCTCTGCACGTTTCTTTCTAGATTTATTTATAAAATTAAGGATGATAGGATTATGTGAAAGTCTTTGAGTGTATTGTCTCAAAGCATCTGTTCCAACTTCCCTTTGATTTGCAGGCACACCAGATACTTCTGTGAACTTCTCAGTAATGTCCTTTATCCATGATTTAAACATGATATTCTCTTCAGTCACTGCAATAATATAATTCGCACCTGTGCGAATAATCTCACCAATCAAACCTGTATTATCATTCTCCACGATATCACCAACACGGAATATATTTCCGTTCATATAATTTTCACGAAGATTTTTCCAATCAAACTTAGGAGCAATTCTCCATGTCTCATTCTGTTGTTTCCTCTTAGGCAATTTCATTCCTTTTTGTATCGCAGTATATAACTCTCTCGCTTTATCATCCTTTAAACTTTGTGGGATACCAGTTCTAAATGTATCAAAATCATCATCTGCAGCAGCCTTTCTTAGTTTAGATGCGGACATGGCACTGATGCCATCACCATCTGGGTCACGGTCTCCAGCAGATATCACATTGATGCGGTCAAACTTATAGAGTTTATTATTATATTTGTTTGCTAGATTCTCAAATTCTTTCTGTCTATCCTGACCAACTACAATATTGACAGACTTCGCACCTCTCTCACTCGCACCTTTCAAAGCGTCAAAGATTGTCTTTGCATTTGGATTATTCATAATATGTTTCGCATGTTGTGGAAACATCTGTTGCATATATCCAATCTTTGTCTCAGGGTCTAAAGGATTCTTTGCAGGGTCATTTGATCTTGATGGATATATTTCATAGTTACCTTTTCCAGCCACCTGTTTGACTTTGTTCATAAGTCTTTCATGACCTGTCGTGGGTGGATTAAAACGACCAAACGCCACCGTCATATCAGCATCGTTGTCATCCTTTGGATTAGGATTTGCAACTGACTGAGAAGATAATGCTTCAGTTATGAATGATGTAAAACTTTTCATATTTTCGGTACGGGCATGGGATTACCTTTCTCCCAATTTTTATCTGCTGTAAAGTTTGCACGACTAAACTCTAAACGGTCTACAAGTTTAAGAGCTTGACCTGAGCGAATTGCAACAAACCCTTCGGGTGCTGTCACACGATAACCATCTGGTGTTCTAAGAAACGTACCAAATGTATTCACCTTCTGCAATTTACGAATCATAAAATTTTTCGCAGCCTGTAAATTCATATAAGATGCGACAGTCATGTATATTGACTGTTCATTACTTGCAATAAATTTAAGACCCATGTTCTTTAGCTCTAAGTATTTATCTTTTGTTGCCTTCATCTTTTTCTTATCAATCTCTTTATCTAATGCGTTTGAAAAATATTGTGCAAAGTCACTTGCAGTATTACGAGCACCAATTAAATTACGACCCTGACGAACATATGTGTTAAAGAAGGTTTTAAACATGATATTCAAAGTAAACTTATTCATATCATTTCCCTTCATTAAATCTAAGAATCGAGATGCCTGTTTTAAAGAACCCTCAGTTTTGTTCACAAGATTTGTATAAGTTGTTTTTTCAGCGGGAGTCATGTTTGCCTCACCTGACGCATTTTTAAAATCTGATGATGTAACAAAAACATTACTGTTACCTTGAATATTGATACCTCCAAAACTGGCAGTCATCGTATCTAAAGTTCTTCCATCATATTGCGTATGAAATACGATTCCAAATTTTGCATTGTCTATTTTCTGTCCAATATCACTGTCTTTTGGAACTGCATATACAATTGTATTTGGTTGAAATGCAATACAATTATCTCCACCTATACTTGCATCATACTTGTCGTCGGTAAATAATAAATCTCCCTGCACCACATTTGGTATTGAAAGTGTAGAAAGATATTTGTATGCATCTTTAAGTTTCTCTGCGAGTTGTCCAGCAGAATACATACTATCCACATCTTCTTCAGAGTATGAAATCTTAGGACTTACTTTATTAAATACAGACTTTGTACCAACAAAGAATCTTCCGTTCTCTGGATTGATACCACAGATTATTGCAGGCGCTCCATCCCACTTCACTGTGACACGAGTATCTGCACCACCTTGGTCTAACATATCTCCAAGAGAACGAAGAAAGGCCACTGCTTCCCTTCCACCTTGAGAACCACCATTCAAGATATTGTCTTCTAGATGTTCTAAATGAGTATTCTTCATGACATTTTAACACCCGATGTTGATATGAAGAGTGATTTACCAGACCAACCACCAGCAGCTCTCGTTCTACAAGTAATCGGAATTGATACCTTTTTTAATTTACCATTACTGAAATTAAAATTCATTGTAAAAGATTGTGATTGACCATCATATGATGATTTAATTCCTGTTAATCTAGATGGATTTTTGTTCATTAGTAATTCTTTTAAACTTTCATTTTCACTCACATCTTTAATTGTGCTTTCGCCAGTTTCTCTACCAACTAAAAGTTTATATGGACATGGAGTAAATGCTTGATTGGGGTCATCATATGTATAGAAATATATTGTATTTAAAAAATATGACATGTTTAATGGATTAGTAATATAATTTGCAAAATTACTAATTAAATTATTCCTAAACTTATAGTAAAAATCTTTTCCATAAAATTCTAATCCATTATCTCTAAATGATTCTGCTAATTCTGAAAACGCAGCTCTAGAAGATGTCTCACTAAATTTTTCCTGAGATATGTCAAACGATGAAATAGCTTCCTTTGCGGATTCACCTCTAACTGTCGCAGCTGCTTGATTCCAAGATTCATCTATTATACTACCAATACTAGATTGTTGAGTTCCATCACCTAGTTTTCCATAGAAGGCATAGATGTTAGTATTAAACTTAGGTGTTTCATCTGTTTTACCAGCAGTTATCTTGTTTGAGTATCCTCTGAAAAAATTATCTGTAAATTCTATAATTACATCTGAAGGAGTCTTAGGGGAAATACCATCTGGTTTTCCTCTAGGAACCCAATACAAATTTTTGATTCCCTTTCCCTTTATATCTTTTCTTACTGCGTTTGCATTGTTCAAACCAATCTTTATATCTCTCGCAGCTGTTTCATCTGCATCGATTAACTTACATAAATCTTCAAAACTAACTGAGGTTCCCTCACCAGTTAAAACCCCAGTTGATGCATTTCCTTGCTTACAAGAATGATTTTCTAATTGTTCTGGTGTCATTGCAGGGTTGACCAAAAAGTAAACAGTTAAAAATTCATTCACATTTGAAGATGCGGTGCTATCTTTTCGACTTGTCATTCCAAGATGACCTTTAACCTGTCTCTTAGTGGTTTCAATACCATATGGTAAATCTTGTGTTTTACCTAAAGCTAATTGAAACTTATACTTACCTGTAGATTTAATAATTGTTTTACCTTGTATTCCCTCAGTCGCTTTAAATAATAATTGTCTTTGATTTACATCCTTCAAACCCTCTTTCTTCAACGCAGATACAGCTTGAGTCACAGTAGCTGGATCCAAAACATAATATGGATTAGCAACGCCCCTCTGTTGATAATATGGTGATACTGTTGGCATTTACCTTATGCGTTCTACTTAATTTTAACATATTAAGTATTTATCGTCACCATCAGAGAGACAGTTTTACAACTGTCACCTCTCTAAAAAATAATGATTTATAATTTCAATCTTCTCATGTGCTTGTGCGATGGCATTTATCTCACCATCAATTGTTCCCATCACATCTGGATGTTCACCGATACCTACAGGTTGATTCAGATATATCTCAACATTCTGTTGATGTTTTGCAATCAAACCATTATAGTAAGCAATTTGACTTTTTAAAATCTTATCACGCAAATTAATCATAAGTCTCCTTCTAAACGATTTTCTGATTTGTAAACATCGAACTCTCCGCCTGGATATCTTTTCTTTAACTTCTCTACATTACCAGCAATCACATCATCAAGTGTAATATTAAGTGCCATACATGCCTGCATTACATACCACATAACGTCACCCAACTCAATAACAAGATGTTTTCGATTGTGGTCACTCCAAGGCTTACCTTGGAAAACCATCTTCTTAACA